CCTTGCAGGGCCCCAGGCATGGTGCAGCCATCCTCTTTCTATATCAATAGAAAGATGATGTCCCAACCACAATTCGTCACTACTCGAGGAGGTACGGAATGGCAACATTCCGCACGCGACACCGCCATATTCCGGACTATGTTGATCATTGTCCGGGTGGCGTTGATCGTATCGTGGAAAGGGATCACTTTACTGGTCTTCTGCTCAGTGATACAACTGTGCAGACGCCCGGTAGTAGTGTTCCCCCACCCACTCTTCGAGGTCAGGAGACTACTTCTGATGAGAACCATTTCGATGAACTCAAAAGCTATAAAGCTTTTGAGTTTCATGGTGACATCGGTGGCGACTTCTACTCTTACAAGAGGACTGCGCTTGCCTATCCGGGCAAGAGGCAGCATCTCTCTTGGAGTGGTAGAAATTCGACAACGGGACGTGACGTCATTCATACTTTTGATGGCGCCATTTTCCCGCTTGCACCGAACGTTTTGCCTGCTCCTCCTGAGCCAGTTGATTCAAATCTGGCGCCAGTTGGAACTACGGCGATCGCTCGATGCAAACCGACTAACAACGTCGCCAACCTGGCTACTGATCTCGTGGAAACGAGACGGCAGGGCTTGCCCCATTTGTATGGTGCAAGTCTCTGGGAACGGAAAACTCTTGACGCGCGTAATGCGGGTCATGAGTATCTGAACTCAGAGTTTGGTTGGAAGCCACTTGTCAGCGACCTGCGTAACGCAAGTTACGCGGCCGCTAACGCGCATAAGCTTCTTGAAGCTTATGCTCGTAACTCCGGCAAGTTGGTTAGACGTCGATATGAGTTCCCAGTGACGAAATCCGAGTCAACGGCCTTGTACTCCGCGAATCAAGACGGATACCCTCATGGTATTCGTCTTCCTTCCGGAGACAAGATCTATGACACGGGAGTCAATCAAGGCAACGTATACCGGACAACACGGACGTATCTACGTCAGTGGTTCTCTGGTGCCTTCACGTATCATCTTCCTGTGGGATTTAATTCTCACAATGAAGTAATACGTGCGGGTTCGCGGGCTGGTCCCCTTCTAGGGATTGAGCTCACGCCAGAGGTAGTCTGGAATGCGGAGCCTTGGACTTGGGCCCTCGACTGGTTCTCCAATATCGGAGACTGTGTCAGTATTTACTCTGACATGGCAGTCGATGGTTTGGTGATTAAGTACGGGTATGTGATGGAACATAAAGTCACATCATATACCTATACTTTTGTGGGACGGGGAAGATATTCTCCCCATGATGATTCCCACCACCCTGACTCTATCACCTTCT